CTGGACAAAGGTGCTGGTCGGGAAGGCCGGGGCGAAGGGCAGGACCCCGTAGGGCGTGAAGCCTCGGATGTTACCCCCGGTGGTGTAGACCTTGCCAGCGGCGACTTGGATTGGTGTGGAAAATGCCCCAGTGCCCCAGAATCCCCGCGTCGCGCCGCCATCCCAAGTCAGGAGGGGCGGCTCACGTCCGCCCGCCAACGCCGCCACGGCGTGCTGAGGCTGGGGAAAGCTCCCACTGGTCCCCCCGATGTTGACGTTCGTCATCTTCACGCCCCCGCCGCTGTTATTGGCGGAGGTCATCTGGACCCCGTAGACCACCGTATCCATGTCCATGCCAATGATCGAGCCATAGGCGTTCAGGTCGGTGCCTTGGGCGGTGTCGGGGGAGTCCTCAAACCTCATCCCGATCTGGGCAAACCCTGAGGTGATATTTTGCATCATAAAGTTATCGCAACGGCGGACTATGATATTGATTTTGTTGGCGATTATCCAGGCATCCAGGGGCTCGGAGCCATAGCTGGCACCCAACGGCCAGTATTCATAAGCCTGCGTGACTTCAAAATTACAGATGAAAATATAGTCATACACATGGTCTATGGTCAGGGCGTTCTGGATGGCCCCGCACTGGCAATTAAGAATCCGACTCCGGCCACCGTTGAGGGAGATGAACTGGTAGGGATTGACGCCATTGAGGCCCTCGACCTGGGAGCCTTTATACATATAGACCGTTGGGGGGTAGGCGACGGGAGTCGGGCTGCTCCAGGTGACCTGATTAGGGTAGTAGAACATGATATTCCGGAGAGAGGCCCCGCCGAGCAAGTTTGTCGCCGTCTCCACGCCCCCCTCAAGGGTAATGAACGGGGCCCCGCCGTTGGTCACCGCGAAGCACGGGGCGTTGACCGTGGCGGCGAAGTTGGCGTAGTCCGCACCGACCCAGTTGCTAACGCCAGTAATTCCGCAGCCACTCCAGACCACCAAGACTCCAGTTGTGTAGTAAATCCCGACCGGCATGGAGACCAAGCCCCCGCCGAACCACTTGACATTGTAAGGCCCGCCCCCGGTATTGCGGAACCAAACCCTCCCCGAGGCATCGACAATGACCGTGCCGCCGTTGTCGGTGAGAATGGACCCTGGCAGGACGGTGAAAAATCCCTCCCCATAGTCCGCTGTGCTGTAGTAGCCCTCGACGTAGCAGAGGCTTCCAGCGAAGGTCGTCGTGGTGGCGGCCCGCAGAGCCGCGATGTTGGCCAAGGCCAAGCTCCCCCCAGCTGCCTCGGCAATCGCAATGGCCTCATTGGCAATGGTCAGGGCGTTGTTGGCAATGCTAATGGCCGTGCCAGTCCCGCCGCCCCCACTGGCATTATTCACCGAGGCATTCTGAAGGCCCAAAAGGAACATCATCCATGGCTGAGTGACTTGATTTCCGTTGGGCGTTAGGAACGGTGTCGAGGCGTTGGGGAGCCCCGCGTTCGCGCCGCTCTTGGAGATATTCCCACTCATCAGCTTTCCCCTTGCTGGGTCTCAATCCAGGCCCCGTTCAGGGTGGTGAAATCGGCCCCAGACCAGAAGACCTCAAAGACCCAATCTCGGGCCGAGCCCAAGCGCTGGAACTGGACCGAATGGTCGTATTGGCCGGTGTTGCCTAGACCATTAGTCATTGTCGTTGACCACGAGGCCCCCCGGGTGATGCTGTAGCGGAAGTTCAGCAGCGGAGGCTGGATGCTGTCGGTCTGGTTCCCAACGCTCACATCCGCCACGAAGCTCCAGACCGTCCGGCGCTTGCCATCCTGGGTGACGTGGGGGAAGCCCCGGCGCCGCTCGATGGGCAAGCCCGTCAGATCGTCCTGGTAGTAGTTCGGGTCCAGCCAAAAGATCCGCCCAGTTGCGTAGTCTTGGCAAAGATTCTTGCCCCAGGCATAGGTCATTGCCACGGCCTGGTGGCAGTTCTCCTGCCCGTTGGCGTCCAGCGCAACCCACTCGTGCCACTGACTGGTGGAGATGTCATAGACCCAGGTCTTGTTGGCCTGGCGAAAGGTCAAGACATAAAAGGCATGGCCATCTTGCTGGTAAGTCATCCCAACCGCTTGGTCAAAGTCTGTGTATTTGTTGAACTCGGCCTCGATGGCCCAGGTGGAGATTCGCTGAACGTTGCCCCAAAGGCCCTTAACAACGATCCCTTTTCCGTCCTTGTCTGTCGTCAGCCAATAAACCGAGTCATCATACTTCGCAACGGTGTATTTGGCTGTGATGCCGTGCTCAACAAACTCCCCAGGCATGATGGCGAAGGGGAAGTCCGCCGTTCCTGCGTTATACCAGACCTCGGAGGTCCGCTGGCCCAAGAGCCAAATCCACCGCCGACAGACAATCAGGGTCGAGAGGAGATCGCTAGAGCCCTCTTTGTCCGCTGTGTAGAGAGGATCAAACAGCACACTCAAGCTCAGGCTTGAATACCAATTCGGCGTCCCAGGAGTATTGAACAAAAAGAACGTGTCAACGTAATCCACCCGATCCGCGCCCTGAAAGCTTGGGTCATAGAGGACATTGAAGTTATGCCCCATCAGAGTCACATACCAGCCACTGGCCGAGCCATTGACAATAACCATCTGAAGACCATTGTCGATCATACTGATCGGAGTAATCGAACTGTCTGCGTAGGTCGGGGGCTGGCCGGTCAGAACAAAACTTACTGACTCTGGGGAGACCGCAGCCGCAGTGGTTGCTGCTGAGATTGTTATAGCCGTCCCATTAACCTCTGTGACTGTAGCTCCTTGGGGAATCCCCACTCCCACCACAATCATCCCAATCGCCACCTGTTGAACGCCTTGTTGGACTGGTGGGGAAGAGGAGATGGTAATAACCACTGAATCGATGGGCCAAGTTGCTGTAGTAACGTAGGGGGTATAGTTCGCCACCAATGTTCCAACCAGAGACATTGTTCCACTGGGAAGAACTTGATAAAGCACAGGACCCACTACTGCCCATACTGTATCATCACTGGCGCGATAGAGACCTCGGCCAATGCCTGATGTGGCAGGATTAGCAAAAAGCCTCGATCCTGGGGTGGGGTAATGGGTGGTGGGTGAAGGGGGCGTTGTTTCCTGCGGGTTGGTCTCTGGGTAAAGGTTCACACAGCGCTGGGCATTCGCGAGAACACTTCGCGCTGTGTAGGCCCCGGAGGTGAGTGGGATTTGGACCAAAACGGGACTCCGGGCTTTGCCTTAGCTCGCCGCCTGCGCGACCCAGATTCCCACACCAGAAGTCACCCCAGCGCAATAAAAAGTCGTGGTCTTCGTTGCCGCGATGACAAAGGCCGTGCCAGTGGCAATGGCGTTAATGGTGTCTGTGGAGCCATTGGCCACATAAACATCCAGATTATTCGTCGCGGTCTGATTGCTGATCGTGATGTTCATCCCGGCCACGCCCAACGGCAGCGCCACGCTGTCTCCGGCCGCCGCAACGGTCGTAACCGCGTTGATGTCGGCGGTCAGGGGCGTGGCGAGAGCCTGAGTTCCACCGCTGTGAGCCGTCACCGCAGCCACACTGCTCAGAAGCAGATTGCTACCGAAGGTATTGTCCGCGCCGTTGGTTACGGTAGACTTCACCCCGTAAAGACTGCCGAGAATCTTGTTCAGGGCATCCCCGGAATGGAGTCGAAAGCCGGACTCAAACAGCGGGCGGGAAGTCGGGATTAGTGCCATTTTCAAACTCCATTTTGAGAAAAGTCCAGGCAAGACTTATGCACGCTCAAGACCACCATTGCCCCAGAGTCGCCCCTGGCGTGAGGGTCATATCGTAACCTGACGGGAGGATATACGGAGTGTTGGTGCCGATAGAGTCTATTTGCCCCCCGATTGGGGGATAGACCAATCCGGAATTTACAGCATCCCTATTTCGTAAGGTAATAGGTCCAAGTGCCCCGGCAGATAAATCCGCCAATACTGGAAGGCGCACCCCAGGCAGTCCTGCACTTTGTGGGGGGAAAGATGTGATTATAGCCTCTTGAGCAGTGATTAATAACGAACCATTTTGTGAATTTGACCCTGTAGCGGTCAGATTGTCTGCTGTAGTAAAGGCAAGTGAGCCGGTTAGAGTCCCACCAGTAAAGGGCAAGCCCCCGCCACCGCCTTGGATCTCAGTCCAAACCCCAACTCCAGAACAAACCAGAAGAAGATTAGAACCCCCAGCAACAGCAACCCCAGTAGATCCGGCAATTCCCCCTATAGTAGAGTTCTCGTGAAAGTTGCCAAAAAGCTGGCACGAAGTCCCAGTGGTGTTGATGATGAGGATTTGGACGCCGCCAAGAAAGGGTCCGCGCCCACGGTCGCCGTTGGTTGGGGGGAGCTGGACAGAGTCTCCGGCGTTATCGACTTCGATAACAACGTTGACCACGGCGTCCAGGAGCGCGGCGAATTGCCAGCCCCCACCAGCGTGTGCCCGGACGTTGGTGTCAATCGACAGAGTATTATGGACAAAATCAAAGAGCTTTGTGCCGTCTTGAAGGCCAAAGCCCGGCTGGAACTGGGGGATTGCTGGAAACATTTACGCAGTCCACCACTGGCCTGAGGTAAGGCCAGGATAGAAGTTAATACTCCCCCCAGAATCCAACTGAATAGGAAGATTCGTTCCGGTAGAGTTGATTTGGCCCCCAGTCGGTGGATAGACCAACATATCGTTCCCAGCAGTGTTTTTGAGCCAAGTTGGCCCGACTGCCCCGAGCATGTCCCCAGAGCCTGGGAGCCGGACCCCTGAGGTAGCCTGAACCGGGACAGTCACAATCACCCCGACTTGAGTGATGAGTAGAGTCGCACTGCCCTGGTCTGTGCCTGCGGCGGCAATGCCATCGTTGGTGGTGAAGCCCAGGCCCCCAGTCAGTTGGCCCCCGGTGAACGGAAGCCCACCCCCGGATCCCCCACTAATGGCAATCCAAACCCCAGGCGCGCCGCAACAAAGCTGGATCGAAGCCCCAACGCCAATAGTCACCCCAACCGAGCCCGAAACCCCACCAATAGTAGAGGTCTCGAAGTAATTCCCGAACAACTGGCAGGGGTTGGCGCCGGAGTTGATGATTAGGAGTTGCAGGCCGCCCAGGTAGGGGCCGAAGTTCCTGGGACCGTTGGTCGGTGGGAGCTGAATGCTGTCCCCGGTATTGGCCGAGCGGCTGACCACGTTCACCACAGAGTCCACCAGCGTTGCGAACTGCTGGCCCCCGCCGATCCGGGCCCGGAGAGCCATGTCCACCGAGAGGGTGTTGTGGACGAAGTTGTTAAGGGTATCGCCGTTCTGCAAGCCAATCCCACCTGGAAAGATGGGGACTCCGGGGAATGCCATATTAGTAAACCCTGTCGGAGTAGGGGTTGTAGATACCGGCCCGCGAGAGACTTAGGGGCATGCTCAAGATCCCGATCTGGGTGTTGGCTTGGCGGAGGACATTCAGGGAGTCCTTAGCGAGGCCAACGATATCAGCGCGGGGCGGAAGGCCATAAGCGGGGAACAGCCTCACCGTCAGGTTGAAGTGTATGGCTGCAAGGTATTCCTCCGGCAGAGCAACCTGGGCATTGGGATCAGTGAATTGGTTCAGCAAATCCGTGATGATGATATGAACTTCATACTGTCCGGCGTTGGGGATGGGCCAAGGGTAGATCAGGCCCACCGGCTGGGCGGAGTCGTAGAAGATCGCGTCCGGGAAGCTCGTGAGTTGCTTAATCCCAATCATAGAATAGTTCTCGTATGACTGGATTATCGTCAGGGGATAGTCCACCTGGTTCGGCTCGGTCTCTTGGTTTATCTGCCTGACATACGCAGCCTCTAGTCTGCTTGGGCGGACTGCAACATCTATGTCTCCGCCAGGCCCCACCGAATAGCTTTGGGCCCCAGTCGAAACAACACTGACATCGACCAGGTGCCAGATGAACCAACGCTTCCGTTGCCATTGGCCCAACATCCAGTTCAAGCGGGTGAACGCGTCGCTTAGGTCTTCTGCACTAGCAGCACGGCCAACGCCAAGGGCACCACAGTCCTTCAGTGCCATCCTTATAATGTCGTTGGCCGTGCTCATTCTAGCTCCTAGCCTGCTTTAGCTTCGTTATGCGTCCGCACGGCTGGATCGGTGTGGTCAGGGTCCTTGGGGGCGGAGTTGTGGTTACCGCCAGGGATCGCGGGCTCGGTAGTGCCCTGTAGGTGCTCACCACGGGCGCCCCGCGCGAAGTCCTCGGCCGGGTTCTGGGGATTCCAGACCGGTGCAGACTCACCGTTGATAACCGCCGAGCTTGGAGCCCGCGCTACGTCCCGGCTCTTCTCCTCATTGGTCTTGGCCCTAGGTGCCAGCGGAGCTTCCACCCGCTCGCCCCGGATCGCCGCACGCGCCGCTGCGTCCCGGTCAGCCTGTTGGGCTTCCCGCTTGGCCTGGGCCTCTGCTTCCTTATTAATGTTGACCTTGCTCATTCTTGCCATCCTTCAGATTTGCCGTGAGACGGCTGGAGGGCCGGGCAGCCCCGTCTTGGGCATTGCTCGGAACAGCCGCAGGGGCAGTCTGAACGGGCTGTGGACCGGCGTAATTGGCCGGTTTAATGCCTCGTTCGACTTCTCCCGGCTGTCGGCTTACAGCCTCAACGCCCCCAGGGGTGATCACAACTGTCTTACCGGTCTCAAGGCGAAGGCGTTCGAGTTCTTCGGTATGGGCTGCAAGCTGGGCCTGGGTCTCGGCCAAGCGAATGGCCAGTTGGTCCCGCTCGGTCTCGGCCTCAGTGAGTTCGTCCTCGGCCACGTGACTAAGCACCGCTAGTTCTTCCTTCAGGTCCGCCACGATCACCGGCTGCCGGGTGCCGGGGTGGAGGATCTGCTTGGGATACTCGCGGTATTTGTAGTCCGGGAAGGTGTGCCCGTCGTAAATGTTCGGGGGCGGTCCGCCACTTCTAGCCATTTGGGGGAAATCCTTTCTAGGAGGGGAAAGTGGGAGGAGGGGCCGAAGCCCCTCCCCTCTTCTTTTAGATCGCGTCGGCCACCACGCAGGCCCACTCGGGACGGACATAGAGGAAGCCGTAGAGAACGTCCAAGCGGGTCACGAACTGGTCCGTCTGGATGTTATAGGCCGAGACCATACGCATTGCGATGCCATCATTGGCAGCGCGGGCGGCCTCGTGAACGCCACGGGGGAGTTCGAGGTCGGCCGTGGCGAGCGTGACCGCCTCGGGCGCAAAGGCGATGTTCTTGCGATAGACCGAGCCGCTGTTGGTCACCGGGGTGATCGTCGCGGCGTTGGCCGGGCTGTTATCCACGGTCTGGTATTGAACCGCTTGGCCGTTGCTGGCCGGGATCAGGGCCGGGTAGATGTTGATCGTGGTGCCGTTGGCCGCAACGGCCTGGGTCACAACGAACTGCTTGAGCTGGCCCGTGGAGGCTTTGGTGATGCGGTTGACGGCATTGGAGCCAGCGAAGGTGATAATGTCACCAACGTTGAAGCCACCGCCGATAGCGTTGACGGTGATGGTCGTGCCGGTTTGGCCTGCGCCGTTGACGGAGAGCGTTCCGCTGTAGGCGCCCGTGGTATGCTTGATGACCGTCTGGTCCGCGAACCAATCAAAGCCCAGCGCGCGATACATCTGGCCGTCTTCATACTGCTCGGCAATGCGGGCGGTCGGGTTGAACAGGCCCGAGAGGCTGCTCACTGTCCGGGCCTCTGTGATCGGGTCCATGATGATCTTGAGATCGGTCATGGAGGCCGAGTTGTTCATCAGGATTGCTTTGGCGGTGAGCCACGTGGCGCTGGTCGGGGGCTGGACGTTGTTGGAAGAGTCCAGGTTCGCGACGAAGTTGCTTACGCCGCCTTCGGAGCCGTTCATGACCGAGGTGGCCACGGCGCCGGTCAGGTTGTTGACCATGGGCGCGAGCACCCGCTTGGAGAAATCGTCCAAGCTCATCGTGCGGTCAACCGAGCTGTAGCTTACGTCCACGTGCTGCTGGGTGGCCAGCACCATGGTGATGCTCTGCTCCGCCGTGTCCTGGACGCTGGCGGCCGGGCCAGTCGTGACGGTGAAATCGTTCGGCAGACGGATGCGGAGCGAGGTGCCAATCTTGGCGCCGGTCTGGGCGAAGCTATCGTCATACTGGGTATCGATGTTGCGGAGGAACTGATTGGAGTTCATCCAGAGGCGCACGGCCTCTCGTGTGATCATATTTATAGTCAGCAGGCTATTGGCCATTTTGAAGTAACCTTTTGTTCAGAGTTAAAAACAACATGCTCAACGCACGTATTTCCGCCGAACTGGACGAGGGTTCACTTACCGTCCGAGCATGTCGTTTTAAGTCCGACAAGGCGACTTCTAGGCACTCGCAGCAGATTAAGGCCTGCAGGCCTCCGCAAAAACCTTAGCGTCTTCCAGGCTTACGAAGTGCTTTTGCACCCTGTTCCCTGGCGGCCCAACTTGGACCTTCCACTTACTCTTCTGTTTATCCCAACATACACCCCTAACGCCAGATGTATTGTCGGAACGAGTTTTGCTATTCCATAGGTTCTCAGAGTGCGTGACTTCCCGAAGATTTTCAATCCGATTATCTGCGGGCTTGCGGTTGATATGGTCTAGTTCGCCGGGGAGATACCCATTGTGCCAGAGCCAAACCAGTCGGTGAGCCACGTAACGCTTGAAGTCTATGGTTATACTCCTGTATCCGTGGTTAGTTATTGTTCCTGCCGGGACTCCGAAGACTCTACCTTTTCCTGAAGTCAGCCAGTAGAAGTCCCCGGATTCGGCGTCGTAGCGAAAAAGGTCCTTTAATTTTTCCTGAGTAACCACTCTAAGTCCTTCAGTTGGTTGGAATTTCTTCTAACAACAACTGATACCAAAAGCAACTATCTAATCCTCTTATCCCCAGCTTTCCGCCGAGCATCAACCTGCCGCTGACGCTCCGCAATCCAATCCCGCGAGGAGACGTTATCGGCATCGAGGTTGACTTCAGTCTTGGTCGGGCCGCCGATCTTGGGCTCGATAGGGTCCGGGGCCTTGGTGACTTTGGACTTCGGCCTCGGGGCCTCAAGTTGCAAAGCAAACTTGGTGAGTTCCTGGACCTGCTTCCGGGCGTTGGGGATGGCGAAGATGCGGGAGGATTCGTCCAGGTCTTGCGACAGCCCCATGAAGACCTTCGCGGGGTCGTCAAAGTCCATAACGGTCTCTATGACAAAGTCCGTCATCGAGGCCTTGGTGTTGAGGTCCTGGACGGCTTGGGCGAACATTGGATAGGTCTTCAGACCTTCCTGGTAGACCTTCTCGACCTCCCGCTGATAGTGGAGCTGGGCGGCCCGTTGCTCGACCTGGGCGTTTAGCTCGGCCGGGGAGAGGGCTTTCGCTGGCGCCTTAGCGCTCTTGCCCTCTTCCCCGTCCGGCGCAGCAGCCGCAGGATGTGCCGCCAGGAGAATTTCTAGCTCCTGGACCCTACGGCGCGCTTCTTCCCTCTCCGCTACGGCCTTGTTAATCCTACGCTGAACCCAGGCGGGTTCCTTCGGCTCGTTGAGAGGCTCGGTGAGTTCTACGACCCCGGGGGCCTCGGCTTCAACCTTTTCTTCGGCCGGGGCGGCCTGGGGAGCGGCTTTGGGGGTTTCAGTGGCCGGGGCTGGCGCAGCTTTGACCTCCTCTTCAGGCTCGGTGGTTCCGGTAATCCGGGCTTCACTCACAGGGAAAGTCCTTTCAATGGAGGGAGATATGCTTAGGCCGCTGGGACTTCTCAAACCTGAGTTCGTTATCCAGCACCAGGGCCTCGGCAATTTGGTCTTTTAGAACGTCCGCTAGGGGGCCGGAGAGCATGGCCGCCAGCGTGACCCGGGCCTGTTCGATCAGATAGGGCCAGAGCTTGGCCACGAAGGCTTTTTCGGTATCGGCGGTCGAGAGGTCCGGGCACATGGCCTTCATCCGCGCCCAGCGGAGGTTGTCCTTGGCGAGTTCCTGGAAGCACGCCCCGGCCATCTCCTGGGCCGTGGCCTTCACCATCTCATGGCAATACTTACGGGGGGCTATGCTCACGCGGGGGCTCCGGGACTGGGCTGGGGGGCATTTCCAACGAAACTCGCGACAGTCGGAGGAGGTGGGCTAGGCGCTGCACCAGCGTCCCCCTCACTCGGCCCGGCCGCGTTCTCTCCAATAGTGGAGTCATTGGACTCTACTACAGCAGTTAGATGGGTATTGATAGAGTCTTTGACGAGTTGGTGGATCATCTGGGAGAGGCCCTGGGCGTCCATGGGGAGCATATCGGCCAGGGCCTTGGTCCGGTCGGTTTCGGCCTTGTAGGCATCGATATCCCTCATTTCGTCCTTGCCCTTGAGCTTCATCTCGGCAGCGGTGAGCTTTTCGAACATCTCTTTCTGGAGCTGGACAAGCTGCTGATTCTCGGCGGTGAGCTTTTGTTCGGCCATTGTTGGGCCTTCGCCAAGGGCCTGGCGAGGCACCATGCGGCGCATGCGCTCGCTGACCTCTTCGGCCCCAGGGAAGTCCGCATTGTCGAAGAGGATATCCCCGATCAACGGCGTCAGCTCTTTGTTCTGGGTCAGGATCTGGCTGTAAACGTTGAAAGCCTCTTCCCTTTTGGTCCCGTAACCAGGACCAACATCAGCCTGCACAGAGTAATCACCAATTGAGGGATTGAGGATACGCTTGACGACCTGAGCTTCGTTGTTGAGGTGAGCTTCAAAAGCCTTCTCTGCGTCGGGGTCAATCTCGACCTCAAAACTCTTACCGTCCTCCGCAAGGACCTGCAGGACGCGCTTGGTGTCGTAAATAATGGGGATAAGTTCAAGGATAATTCTGCCAGTGAGACGGATGGCCTCTCCTTGGCGATCAATGTAATGGTAAGTTGCGTTGTCTCCCTGGCGCTGGCGCTCTTGGATTGCAATTCCGGTCCTTTCATTGCCTTGCTGTCCTAGTTGGGCCTGGTATTGGCCGCTCACGGCCATCATCTCGCCGTCGGCCTGCTTCATCCCCTCAAGGTAGAGCGGGGCTTGCATGGGCGGAGAGGCCCGCTCGGGCTTGGGAATGGGATTCCCATCATCGTCAATGTGGTTCCACGGAAGAACGCTGTAGTTCTCCTGATTAGCGTTGTTCCACATGACCTCATTGCCCTCGATGGCCTGGGCCGGGGCGATGTAGGGGGTCTTTGACTGCAGGGCGCCGAACTCGACGGCGGCAGACGCCCAGTAATTGTACATCTTCTGGGGGTCCAGCAGGGCCCTGGTGTGGCCCTTGCGGTCCATCAGCCCGTCAACAATGGTCTCCTCACCGATCAGCGGCACGATCGGGATTATCGTTCCCGGCCAGACCTTCTCCTCAACAACATCATCCCCGACGAGGAAATAATACATCACCTTGTTGTTGTGGATTTCACGCTTCCGCGTAGCGGGGTCGGCCTCCAAGAGCTTGGCCATCTTCGGACCAATAACGGACTTCTTAACGGCCTTCAGTTCCCCGGTCTTCGGGTCGTGGTAGCTGTAGAGAGTATCCTTTCCAGGCACCACGCGAAAGTATTCCGCGACCCGGACGTATTGCTTGTCGAACCAGGCGTCGTCATCGACTCGGGTGTCGAGCACGGTGCTTGGGGGGTGTCCTCGGAATTGGGGCCATTTGGTGTCAAAGAGCGTCTTCTCCACTCTGTCAAAGATAAAAGCGAACTTCATATCGCTCTTGTCCCGTTGCTTACAGTCCGGGTCAACGTAGAGGTTCATTGGATCGACCCCTTCGTTGATGGTGATCTTTTGGTTCCAGGTGTCCCCGTCCCAGCAGGTTCCCACCCGCCAATACCCATACCCGGCCTTGACCTGGAACTCTATCGCCCGGGTATAAGCCGCCTCAGCATTGGAGTCATATTCGATATGGCGTACCAAAGCCTTGAGAACATCGGCGGACTCTTTTGTGGCTCCATTTCCAACCGGTCGATAGTCAATTGAAGGTTTGGATTGCTTCGCATCATTGATAATATGAATGCAAAATTGTCGAGTCTTGTTGATAGTAAGACTCGGGGCATTAGAAATGTCTCGGTCTTGCCGGACATCATCGGGCCACTGCCATCCGTTATATGCGTCAGCTTCAGCAAAGCGGAGATCCTGTTTCCAGTTGTTACGAGCTTGCTGCTCCCAATCCTGCACGCGCTTGAACTGCTTCCTGGCCAGCCGCATGACCCGGATTTGTTCGTCGGTCTGAGGGGGCGGCGGGGCGTGGTCGATCAGCTCCTCGTCATGGTGGAGAAGGGTGTCCCCGGTCCCTACCTTGGAGTCCTCCAAGCTCTCCCCCCAATCCCCGCCAAGACCCTGATTTTCCATCTTATTTCATCCATCCGCTAGCGCTAGGCATTCGGGGCGTCAGGCGTCGTTGGAGAAGGGCTGGTGCAACGCCCCTTTCGGAGACTTCTTGTTGGCGAGCCAGGCGCTCGACTCGGGGTTGGTGAGTGCTGACCGCGGAATAACGGAAGGCATCGGCGCCATGAGAGGACCAGTCGTGGACTGGGACCTTGCTGAGAGTCCCGGTTCGTTCCTCGATGATCTCGTATCGATAGTGTCGCAGGGCGTGGATGCCTTCGGCGCAGCGCTCTTTGTCGAACCAACAGTTCCCAAAGATCGTCCTCCCGGCGTTGATTCCGTCTGCCAGTGAGAGCATCTTGACATAGCGAACGTTGTGGCCAGCGGCCCGGAACTGTTCCCCAACACTGAGCTTGGTTCCGATGGTCTTGGCCTTGGCATCGTGGGGCAACCACACCGTAGCAATCTTGAACCTCTTGGTCTCCAGCACCTTAAGCAAAGTCTCGGTATACTGTCCCGTAGCTTCAAAATAATCCACATAATGCCACTCAAAGCCCACACGCTGACGAAACCAAATGCTAGTAGCGTCGCTACGACCAAGGTCGAAAAAAGCATCCACAGGAACGATAGGATCATAGGGGACACTGGTCAGACGGCCCTCCAAGGCCATGGCTTGAAGCTCGTTCGTGTAGACCGCGCCCTCCATGAGGGTCTTGGGTTGGCCCTCCCAGACGTTCAAGTAGGCCTCGGGGTCCTTGGCTTTGAGCGCCAGGCGCTCCTTGTCCATCGTCCCATCGAAGAACCAAGGGTTATCCCGCCAGTTAACTGGCATCAGAACGGTGTCAAGGTCCCGCTCGGGGTCGTGGTTCTTCACCAAGGTTTCGTAAATATAGTCCGTCTCAAGGTCTGGGTTGAAAGTGAGCCAAATTTCACTTCCTGCCTTTCGGATTGTCGGCACAAGGGCCAGCCAAGACTCCTTAGACACCTTAGCGGCTTCCTCAACCCAGCAATAATCCACACCCTCATAGCTTCGGATCTTCTGAATGTTGTGCTTTAGGCCCTCAAATCGGAACTCGGTCCGGCCCTTGACCGTTCCATCGTCATTATAGAAGGTCGGGCCGTAGATTACCTTGTCCTGGGGTTCCCAATTGCCCAGCCCGAGGGCAAAAATCCTATCTTTCAGCAACTTATGCACAGAATCCACGATTGAGGTCTGGAATTCTCGGGCACAGAGCACCCTGATCGGCTGGTGGTTGCCTATGGCGATCAACACCGTCGCCACGGTCCAGCTTTTGGCCCCGCCACGCCCCCCATACATCACCTTCAGCCGTTTCGGCCGCATCAAAGGTTGAAACTTTGGCGGAATGGTCAATTGTTCAGTGCGTGGGGGCGAAGATAGACTCACTTTGATCCTGTCGTTGGCCCCGCAGGGCAAAAAAGAAGCCGGGAAGCCCGCTTGGAGCCGCCCGGCCTCACTTCAAAGAGCCATTACGCGAAGCGTTCGGCCTTAGAAGACCTGGAAGGCGATTTTGATCGTGCCGTTAAGCGCGACGGAGTTGTTGTTGGTCACGACAATGACCACGGAGCCAGCGGCCGGGGTGACAGACGTTACCGAGAGGTCCTGGGCGCCGCCAGCGGTGTTGGTGCCGTTGTAGGCCGAAGCGACCACGTTCGAGGTGGTCTTGACCAGGGTGTTGGTGAGGGTCAGCGTGTAGGTCGCACCGGCCGCCGTGGTCAGGCTTTCCGAGGTGATCACACCGCGCTCGGTGGAGAGGGTCGCGGCGCCGGTCGTGGCCGAGGCGGTCTGGGCCGCGAGGTCCGCCGCATAGGCCGCCAGCATGAACACGCTGATGGCCACGGTCGCCGGATTCACACCACTCACATCCTGGGTGTCAGCGGGGATCAGCTCGTTTCCGCTCAGGTTCGGGAAGTTCGGGGCGCCGACTTGCGGCAGTCCGGGAGTATAAAAACCAGCCATGGGAAAGTCCTTCTTTTAAAGTTGGAGGGACCTTCCGGCCGCCTGCCAAAGGGGGACAGAGTTTAGCCAAAGGTAAGAGCGCTCGCTCTCACTTCTCCTTCGGCATCACACCTGTGGGCTTCCGCGCCCCTTCATGACGAGTTCCGGGCTTCAGCTTCTCAAGATGGGCAACGGCAGCGCTGGGGCTGCAATTGCCGGGGCCGTTCTCTTTAGCCATAGGTGAAAAATCTCCTGCAGGGAGGGAAGAGCAACCGGCACCATACATAGGGGCTGGCGACGGGGCAAGGGAAAAAACTCCAAAACTGGAGGCGAGGGCGGGCCTGCGGCCCTCACTGCCCATTCACAGACCACATTAGCTTAGCGCTGGCTCCGGCTCCGGCTCCGGTGACCGTCAAGGCGCTTGTCGTGGCGCTCTGGCCAATGGCCCCGGTGGAGGACGTGGTGACGTTGAAGCTCTGGATTGAGGAGAAGGGGAGTTGGAAGGTGATCACGCATCCGGCGCCGCCCGAGCCCACCGTCACTGTCCCGGCTTCTCGGGTGGAATTGGCCACTACGGTGGGGCTGGTGCCGCAGCCAGAGATCGTCGGAACGCCAAAGAGCCCACCGTAAAGAGCCGTGGTGTTGCCAGAGCCAATGTTATCCACAATGCGGGAGTTGGCGATTGTTGTTCCGCTCTGGGCCCAAAGGCCAAATTGCTGCGTTGGGATGGTCTGATCGTCGCTAAGGGTATTCCCCTTGATATTCAGGTCATGGCTGTTGGTGGTGACGCTGATGGCGCCCAGAAGGGCCGTGGAGGAGAATTGGCCATTGTCCAAGAGTTGATTCCCTTGGATTGTGGTGTAGGGGGAGGCAAAGACCCCAATCGCGGCCTCACCAGAGTTATAGATATGGTTGTCGTTTGCGGTCACGTGGTCGGCGTTGAAGATGTCCAGGCCGTTGCCCGAGGCCCCATCAACGATATTGTCGTTAATCAGGACGTTGGAACAGGCTTCGCAGTAAACAAAGGCCGAATAGTTCGTTGTGGATAGGCTCAGGCCGTTGTTGTTCAGCATCGCGGTGTTGTTGTCGAAGGTGGAATGGTCGATGGAGTTCGGGCTCAGAGCGTCCAGCCCAATGTCCGTGATGTAATTATGGTCCCAGTGGATGTTCGTCTGGTTGCTGGAGCCAAAGTTCGTTCCCATGCCCTGGTGCCGGTCGCTGGCACCCGCTGTGGCATACCAGAGGTTCCCAACGTGCTGAATGGACCCATCGGTGAAGGTCTGGCCGGGGCAGGCGTTGAAAAAGCCCCCAATGCCCAAGGTATTCTGGATCACATCATGGTCCATGTGGACGTTGGCGGCGGCGAAGCACTGGGCCAGGGTGTTGGTCTCGCTTGACCCGACCCCCGATACCCCGTTGCGGGAGGTGACCGTGACGCCAGTGGTGGAGAGCTGGTAGGTGCCGGTTTGGCCGGTGGTGCCGGTGAGCTGGGAGGTGATTGTCGTGCCGCCTGTGACCCCCGTTAGGGTCACTAAGTCCCCCGGATTCAGCTCTCCCGCTAGGACCGCCGAAACAGTCATCACCCCGCTTGTGGCCACGCTAGCGGTGAACTCGGCCGAGCCCCCGTCGAAGGTGATTCCGTGGATGGTTATGGGGAGGCCGTTGGTGTTGGCGATGCCTAGGAGCAGCGGGGAGCCCGTGGAGCCCACCGTGGGCTTCAACACCACCGTCCCCGGCCCATAGGCCCAGTAACTCACCCCACCGACAGGCTGAAGGCTGACACTAGTCCGGCAGGGCTGGGCCTCGGGCGGGAAGACCAGGGCTTGCCCGGCGGTCAGAGAGGAATTCAGACTGGTCACATAGGCTCCGTTGTCGGTCACGTCATCACAGGTCCCGCCCCAGACGGTGACATTGGGGATTCCGACCGAGCCGGTGGCGGAGATCGTGCCATCTCCGGCGATAGCTATGCCCGAGCCCTGCTTGACCCCGCCGACAATGGACGAAGAGGCTATCGGAAGCGTCCCGGCGATCAGGACCCCAGAGGAATTGCTCCCGACGATCCCGTGGGCGCCAAGGCCGGTGTAGTTTTGGCCAATGAGGCAACTCGCGATCTGTGCCGCTGTCACCGCGCCGGTCTGGGTGCAGACGCTGGAGACCGCGCCGCCGCCCGAGGCCGCGTTCAGGGTGGTTCCACTCAGGCTTAGGTTAGTGCCGAGGGTGATGGTTTGGAGGACAGAGCCGCTTGTAGAGCCCAAGAGGGGCGCGGAGGCTGGGATTGAAGTCCCGCTGCCGGTGGCATTCAGGACCCCAGAGGTGATGGAGAGATTGGTGCCGAGGGTGATTGGGGTGAAGAGGCCCCCGGAATCCGTGCCGAGCAGGGGCGCCGAGATCTGTCCCGTGACGTTCAGCCCGATCACACAGGCCGCCACGGTCGCTGCGCTGATGGTCG